GTGGTGTGACAATGGAGCGTCAAGGATTCCAGACGACCAAATACACGGCTCCTCGCATCGCCCCGCAACGCGTGACGACGATTGACGACATCAAAAAACGCGGTTTCGGTGAATCAATCGTGAGCGCACGGACGCCGGAAGACCGTCAGGCAGAGCTTGTTGCGAAAGACTTGCAAGAACTGGATGCGATGATCACACGCCGCGAAGAATGGATGGCCGCACAAGTCTTGTTCTTCGGAAGTGCGATCTTGAAAGGCTACGTCGATTTCGAGAGCAAGAACTTCGTCGAACAACAGATTGACTATAAGTTCACGAATACCGAGACACTTACGCTCACGGACCGTTGGGGTGAAGGGGCGGACATCTATTCCGATCTCGAAGAATGGCGTTTGGAGATCATCCAAAAGACGGGTATCGCACCTGCAGTCGTCGTACTCGGTCGTCAAGCGGCTATCAAACTCCGCAACGATGAGAAGATGCAAAAACTCCTCGACATCCGAAACATGAACTTCGGTCAGATCGAGCCGTCGGTCCGCGGAGACGGTACGACCTTCATCGGTCGCCTTCCCGGCCTCGGGCTAGACTTGGTGACATATGATGCCTGGTATCTCGATGAAGACAACGTGTCGAAACCGTTCGTCCCAGAAGACCGAATCCTCATGGCACCTGCCGCACTCGGTACCTTCGCGTATGGGGCGATCACGCAGATGGAGCAGGACGAGAGCTTCATGACGTATGAAGGGTCACGCGTCCCAAAAATGTGGGCAGATCGTGCGAATGAAGTGAAGATGATGCGTGTCAGTAGCCGTCCACTGCCGAAACCGAACGACGTCGATGCGTGGTTCGTCGCGAAGGTGGTGTAAGGAATGGCAAAATTACGATTCTTAACCCATACACGTTATCAAGGCAAGCGATTTCGAAAGGGTGACATCGTGGAGTTGAGCGAGAAGGACGTCAAGTTCTTAGTCGCAAACGGTCTTGCAGTCGCATACGTCGCTCTTGACGAAGAATCGACCGATGTAGGGACGGACGAGGGTGGTTCGTCTGACCGGCTACCAGAAAAAGTCGAATTGGCCAAACAAATCGACGAAGAATGGAAATTGGACGAGTTACGTGACGATATGGACGAGGTCGGTATCGTTGGAATCGACAAATCTCTCAAAAAGGCAGATTTGATCGAGGCGATCATCGAGAGCGGTCAGGCACCGAAGTTATTGGACATGCTAGAAGACGACGGAACGGAGTGAAGTAGATGTCTTTGTTCAAGGAGCAGTTGACGAGAGACGTGTCGACGACGTTCTTCAACCCGAATGAATTTTCGGAGACGGTGTCATTCAACGGCAACTTGGTCAACATCACCTTCGACGAGGAGCGGTTGGAACGTTTCAATCGAAAGAATGACGAGGAGGGGCTTACGAAAGGTGAGCTCCTTTTTTATGCGGATGCGACCGCCTTCGACAAACGTCCATTCCGTGGCCAACGCCTCGCGTTCAAAGGACGTCCCTACGAAGTGATGGAAATCACGGATGAAGATGGTGTACTCATCATCGTGTTGGAAGGGGTGTCGGCATTATGATCACGACCAGCGTTACTGTTGATGAGCGCGCGATCGAATCCATCAAAATGAGACTAGGGTCGATGGAAAAGAAAGCGCCGCAAGTCATTGCGAACTCTCTCAACCGCGCAATGTCGAGCGTGGCCAAAGCGGTCAATGAAGAACTACGCAAGAACTATCATATCAAGACATCAGATATCAAGCCGACAATCACCCGAACACGGGCGAAGCGAAGTGACGTGAATGCGGTCTTGAAAAGTAGCGGTCCCGTCGTCCCGTTAGACCGGTTCAAGGTGAGCCCGAAAACGGTCAACCCGAAACGTAAATCTCCAATCAAAGTTGCGGTCAAGAAGGGCGCCGCCAAACCACTCGGAGGAGCATTCAATGCGGATATAAATGGTATCAAAGTATTTAAGCGAAGCTCGAAAAAGCGTCTCCCGATTGAGCGTTTGTTTGGTCCTTCGGTTCCGCAGATGTTAAACCGAGAAGATATTCGGAATCGTATCGATGTCACTGGACAAAAAATGTTTAATAAACGCATCGATCATGAAATCGAACGCATCTTGGCGAAGGGGGCGGGCACATGATAGCCATCTCGTTACAAGATGCGATTGTCGAGAGAATGAAGACGATGTTTGCAGGACGAAGCTTCAAGAAACCTTTGTTAGGTGGGACGACTGGCGAAGGTGAGATGCTGATTTTCCCTCAGTCTCTCCCTGCGAAACAGAGTGAGTCAGACATTCAGTTCCCTTTCGTGATTGTGAAGCTGATGCATGGTCGCAAAGAAAAAGCAGATATACAGGCAAGGACGAGGATTGGATTCATCATCGGAATTTACGATGATGCGATAGACAACCAAGGATATCGTGATTTGGTGAATGTAATGAATGAAATAGTGAGTTCGCTCGAAGAATTCCCAATCTTAGGCGATATGTATGAACTCTCTTACCCACTAGAGGCATCCATTTATGAGGAAGACACCGCGCCACAATGGCTCGGTTCAATCGACACGTATTGGGATGCTCCAAACACGTTCAGAAAAGATGTGGAGGGATTAATATGACGGCACAAAAAAGTAAGAAAGAACAAGTTCCAGAGGTTCAATCGACTGAATCTAAGAAACAAGAAGTCCAAGTAATCGATAAAGCCGAGGAGAATCCATCGACGATCGTCTATGTAGGTCCGGACTTAGAGTTGGTGCCTCAGTTCAGTGTATTCCATAACGGATTGCCTAATCATTTGAGAGAGAAAGTGAAGGCGCATCCGGTGCTCGAGAAATTGATAGTCAAGTTGAGCGAGATGCCTACAATCGAAGATCGATTATCTCGTGTCGGCAGCAAGGAATATCTTCTGTTTAATGCAGCGAAAAAACAATTAGGGAGTGATGCGTAATGGCATACAAACACGGTATCGACATCGTCGAAAACCCGACGTCGTTGACGCCACCGATTACCGCAGATTCTGCGGTACAAGTGGTGGTCGGGACTGCACCGGTACATCTTTCAGAAAATATCTCGGGCGTGGTCAATCAACCTGTCCTTGCTTATAGTTTGGCGGAAGCGCAACGGAAGCTCGGATATAGTGATGACTTCAACGCATACACGTTATGCGAGTCAATGTACGCCTCGTTCCAATTGGCAGCGGTCGCGCCGATCATCTTCATCAATGTGTTAGATCCTGCGGTGCACAAGACAGCAACCTCGGCCAAAGCAGTTTCTTTAGCAAATGGAGAAGGAATCGTCGAAGACTCGGGTGTACTGCTCGACACGTTAGTCGTCAAGAGCGGTGCATCGACGTTAATCAAGGATGTTGATTACCTCGTCTCGTTCAACAGTTATGGTAAACCGGTTATCGTGAAACTTTCGGATACGTTGGCTGACGATGCCTCGTTGACGGTTGACTATGACAAACTCGATCCGTCACTCGTGACCGCCGAGGACATCATTGGGGGCTACGATGCGGTATCGAAGTCTTACAAGGGTCTTGAACTGTTGAAAGTGATCTATCCAAAGTTTAACGTGGTCGCCGGAACAATTCTCGCACCGGGATTCTCACATCTTCCGGAAGTCGGTGCGGTATTGCAGGCAAAAACGAAAAAGATCAACGGTAGCTTCAACGCTATTGCATTGCTTGATCTTGATACAACGGCGGTAACATCCTACGACGAGGCGCAGGCATGGAAGAATTCCAACAGCTATAACAGCACACATGCTGTCGCACTCTGGCCAAAAGTAAAAGTAGGAGACAAACAGATTCATTATTCGGCACTCATGGGTGCTGTGATGGCGATGGTCGACGCGCGAAACGATTCTGTGCCACATGAATCACCGTCGAACGAGGTCGTCGCTATCTCGGGAGCAGTGTTGGCTGACGGGACTGAGGTTTACCTTGACCAGGCAGAGGCGAATCATCTCAACGGTGTCGGCGTCACGACTTTGCTCAACTGGAACGGTTGGAAAACATGGGGTAATAATACGGCCGCGTATCCGAACACGACGGACCCGAAAGATCGTTATGTCGCGATTCGACGGATCTTCAACTGGTGGGGCAATACATTCATCTTGTCCTACTTCGACAAGGTGGACGATCCGACCAACACACGTCTCATCGAGTCCATCGTCGATGCGGAAAACATCCGAGCCAACGGTTATGCGGCTCGCGGTCAAATCGCAGGAGCGCGGATGGAATTCCGTTCAGACATGAACCCGACTACCGATCTACTTGATGGAAAAATCGTTTTTGTTCAACGTTTGGCAGGGTTTTTGCCGGCGGAACACATCACGAACATTCTCGAATTCGATCCGCAGATGTTGACTAGTGCAATCTTTGGAGGTGCATCGTAATGAATTTTATCCCAGAAAAAGTCGTAAACTATAACCTTTACGATGATGTAGAAAAACTTCTCGGCATCGGAGCCGAGATGACGCTCCCGAACTTCGAACCGTTGACAGAAACCATTTCTGGAGCAGGTATTCTTGGGGAATGGGAGAGTGTCTCCCAAGGACACTTCGGCAGTCAGTCCGTTGAAATCTCTTTCCGAAATCTAGGGAGCCAAGCGATTGCCCTGCAACAGATGAAAGACCGGATGCTCGTTTTGCGCGCGGCGCAACAAGCCTACGACGTCTCGTCCGGTGGCATTCAGCACCGCGGGCTCAAGATTTCGATGAAAGGCCAACCTAAAGGCTTGAACACCGGAAAGATTGCCGTCAATGCCAACACGGAGACGACGGTCGTCTACGAAATCATGTACATCAAGATCGAGGAAGATGGCAAGGTGCTCGTCGAGTTGGATAAACTCAATTTTGTTTACGTGCTCAACGGCGAGGACCAGTTGGCCGGAATTCGTAATTTAATCTAAAAATAAATCTTAGGGGGAAATTGAAATGCCGAAAGTTGACAATGTACTGGCTGAAAAGGTTGAGAAAGAGGGCGTCATCGTCTTTGCTAAGCCCTTTACGTTTGAAGGGAAAGAATACGAACAGATCGATTTGTCCGGACTCGAGAATTTGACGGGTGACGATCTGTTGAAGGCAGATCAAGCATATGCGGCATCAGGGAACTACTCACCTGTTCCGGAACTGACACTCGCTTATGCCTTGAGCGTAGCGGCGACAGCGGCGGGCGTACCTCAAGAGTTCTTTAAACGCATCCCTGGTAAAGAGGCGTTGAAGATCAAGAACGAGGTCGTCCGTTTTTTAAACAACTAGGAGTCGCCGAAACAAAGGGGAATCGATTGGAAATCATCATTCAAGGGCGGACCGTGCGTAAAGCATGTGTCCGTCTTTCTTCTGTGTCACATACAGGATTGGATTATTTCATGCGTTTGCCCTTGCGTGAACTCGTCGACTTCATCACGGACGTCCAAGAGGTGAAAAAGAATGGCTAGTGCTCAAGTTTATGAAATTGCATTCCGGTTGGCCGGTATCGTAGATGGCTCTATGAAGAGCGCATTCGCCAAAGCGAACGGCGGACTAGAACAAATGGGTTCGAAATCCAAAGCGGCAGCAGGGACGATGAAAGCCCTTGGAACGGCAGCGGTCGCGACCGGGGCGGCTATTGGAGCGGTGGCGGTCGGACTCTCGGGCGCAGCCAAGAACGCCGATGCGTTCAACGGGGCGATGAAACAAGTCCAGGCTTCGACAAACATGTCCACTCGTGAAATCGCTCAACTCAAAAAGATGTCAACCAACCTCTACAACGCAAACCTCGGCGAGGATTGGAACGATCTCGCAGACGCGATTTCGAAGACGCGGAGTGTGACAAAACTGTCCGGTAAAGAACTTGAGACGGCAACGGCGAACGCGCTCGTCTATCGGGACGTGTTTGGCGAGGATGTGAGCCAATCTATCAAAGCAGCGGATACGATGATGCGGAACTTCGGCATCTCGAACACAGAAGCGTTTAACTTACTCGCCCAAGGCGCTCAGAATGGATTAAACAAGACTGACGAATTGCTGGATACCGCGAATGAATATGCCCCATATTTCAAAACACTAGGATTTAGCGCAGATCAAATGTTCAACATTTTCAGCACAGGGCTCGAAAACGGGGCGTTTTCGCTCGACAAGACAGCTGACGCCGTCAAAGAGTTCAACATTCGTTCTAAAGATGGTTCGAAAGCATCTGCAGAAGCATATCGCGCACTTGGTATGGATGCGGAAAAAATGTCGCAAATCTTTGCGAAGGGCGGACCTACTGCTCAAAAATCATTCCGAGAAGTTGTAAATGCAATCGCGAAAGTAAAAGATCCGGTAAAGCAAAACGCGATTGCCGTAGGTTTGTTCGGCACACAAGCTGAAGACCTTGAGATGGACGTTCTGACGGCGATGGGTAGCGCGAGAAAGCAATTCGACATGACAAAAAACACCATGGAGAGCGTATCCAAAATCAAGTACGACACCATCGGCGATGCGTTTCAAGGAATCGCAAGACAGGTTGAAACGGGACTTATCATCCCTATCGGATCAAAAGCCCTTCCACATCTTACTAAGCTCTCCAGTTATTTAAAGGACCAAATGCCAGCGATTCAAAAGAGAATGGCGAACTTAGGAAAAACGATTGGAAACTTTACCGCCCCTCTACGTGCCGCAAAAGACATGTTGAGTGGTGACTTTGTGAGTGGTCGAAAAATCATGATGGATGTAGGTTTCGATCATAAACAAATTGATATGTTCAAAGACCGTGTCATCATGATTCGTGATTACTTGTCAGGCGTTTCATCCATATTTCTGGACCTCGGGGCGAAGGCGACACCCGTACTCACGAAAATAGGAGATATCGCATCGTCGGTATTC